TTTTCCCAGTCACGATCCGGATAGCAGTATCATAAAATATCTCACCTTCAACCGTGGGAGCAGTCGCTGTTACGGTAGGGACAATATTCACTGTAGGAGCTGCTTGAAACGTTGGTAAAGCTGCACCGTTAGAGGTGAGCACTTGTCCAGAACTTCCAACTGAGGCAATGCTCTGCAAGGCTGTTGTTGATCCAGTACCTGCGGTAATAACTGCGTAGGCAGTGAATGACTGCTTGAGCGTGCCACCCTTCTCAATCTCTATTGGTATCCCTGACAAAATTGCATTTTTAGTCGCCATATCACTCCTAACTTACGTCAAAGATTACTACGTCCGGATCTCCGGCATACAACTCTGATCCTGATTGAACCGTGGATCCTATCATTCCGCCAAATGATAACGCAGCCGAAGAATTTGATTGAAACGATGCACCATGCAATTGAGTTACTGCTGTATTTAGCGCCGTTACTGTAGTCCATGCATCTGCTATTCCATTATATCGTTCAGTCACTGCGCTTGCTGCTCCAGTATAGCCTCCATAGCATAAGGCATCACTAGCACTTCCAGAGGCTGCAAGTTGCTGTCTTGATGTGTTAAGCGCTGATTTTGCAGTCCAATTAGTCCCGTTATACCGCTCTACAACATTTGATGATCCACCAATAGACAATGCATCGGAGGAAGTTCCGCATCCCGCTAAGCTATTTCTTGCAGTATTTAAGTTGTTTTCAGCGCTCCATGATGTGCCATTCCATGATTCCGTAACTGCTGAGGCAACACCAGCAACGCCTCCAAAAGAGAGAGCATCTGATCCTGTTCCGCACCCTGCCAATGCATACCGAGCAGTATTGAGGTTGTTTTCAGCGCTCCATGATGTGCCATTCCATGATTCCGTAACTGCTGATGTCGCACCGGCTAAGCCTCCAAATGAAAGCCCATCTGAAGTAGTTCCAGCACCAGTAAGCGCATATCGAGCCGTATTAAGGTTGTTTTTACTTACCCAGCTACTTCCATCAAATTGCTCAGTTACAGTAGACGGACTTCCGGGGTCACTGTTAGAAGTATTACCACCGAATGATAAAGCATCGCTTACTGTGCCATTACCACCAAGCCATCTTCTTGCGGTATTAAGTGACCCAGTAGCTGTCCACGCACCTGCAACAGCCTGTGCTCCCTTGTAGAGCTGCGAGGTCGAATTATACCAAACCTGTGCGATTTCAGGGCTTGCTGGGTCAGAAGATACTACCTGAAACATAGAACCCAGGGCTGTAGCTGTTTTAAATTCAGGAGCTGAGCTTGATCCATTGGAGCTAAATACCTCTCCAGACGATCCAGGATCAATAGAAGTCAGAGCGGTGCCCGCAGTATCTGCAACAATAACACCATAGGTATTGGAGAATGATGCTGCCGCTGTACCACCCTTGGATGTCTCTATAGGTAGGTTAGAGTTAATACAGTTTTTAGTTGCCATATAGCCCCCTATGTAACAGTGATGTTACCTTTAGATGAAAGCACTACCCAATCGGTATCGGCAGTAATACAAAGCAACTCTACTGCATCATAATCATCAGTTGAAGCTAATGATCCACCAACTCCGGTTGTTGTAGAAGCTGCTTCATCCCATATGATTGTCTGCCCTGCATTCTGAGCAATAGCCCAACCACCGTCGCCTTTGCCGGCAACACGTATTTTAGTGCCAAACGCAGCAGTTGCTGGAAGCGTCAGGGTTACTAAAGCAGCGTTATTGGCAACGTAGCCATTATCTACAGCCATAGTTGCAGATGTGCCAGTCTCTTCGTTCCAAGTAAGTCCTGTTGGAATAGCCTGCGTACCAGTCTGGCCATTGCTATCCATCACAACCATCTCTATAGAGCCGCCCGCAGGGGTAATACTATGGGTACCCGCTATAAAACATTTATTTATTTGTCCTGCGCCTGAACCAGTAGTACCAAGGCGCATTACATTGGATTCACCAACAGTTCCTGTCGTCTGGCCCCCAATACAGATATTAGAGCTTTCTGATCCAGTGTAAGATGCGCCAGCTCCAGTAAAATCGGTTCCATTAAAGCCGCCAATAGCAATATTATGTGATCCAGTAAGAAGTTGACCAAGTGGCCCCGAAAAAGAAAGAGGGTTATCTTTACCGTTACCTATAGCAACGTTATAGGAGCCGCTCGTTAATCTATCAAGAGCTTGTCGGCCTACAGCAGTGTTGAATGTTCCTGTTAAGTTATCAAAAAGAGCTTGTCTACCAATTGCAGTATTACCAGATCCGCTTGTACAGTTTTTAAGGGAGTCCATTCCTACCGCTGTATTGAAACTACCTGAAGTTAGTTCAATCGTAGAGCCATGACCAAAAGCGCTATTATGTGTACCAGTTGTAAGGTATTGAAGAACCGCTTCACCCACCCCAGTATTACGAGAGTCGCCACCTGAACCAGTGTTAGTGAAGTTACCAGCCCCATTACCAGCAAAGAAGTTAGATGATCCACCTGATCCATTATAGGCGTGTATCCGAGTTCCAGATCCAATGTATATCACACCGGCATTACCCGATGAGTGAGTCTGGGGGATATTTATATTTCCGACATCATTTGTTGCAGAGAGCGTAATATCGCCGGTTTCAATAGTAAGAGCATCTGAACCAGCAGCAATATCGCTCAGATCACCAAGCGTTATAGCGTTATCAATCTGTACCGAAGCTTGATTAGCTACTGCACCCGACGTATTAATACCATGGGCTCCAACGAGGTCAATATTACCAGCACCATCTGGCACAACTACGTTCATATCATCAGTAGTCAAAGAGAGAATTGCACCAATGCTTGATGCGGTGACAGCAGACGATGTCTTGTGTGACATTACTGATCCTCCCCATATATCACCGAGAAGTACACTGATTTTTCAGTAGGTGCTTCAATAGTTTTTACATAGAGTCGATCCCCTTCTGCCATATAAAATCCAGCGTCTTGCGTCTTATTAGCAGCAATGTCTGAAACAAGAGACGATCTAGAAAGAACCACAAAATGATCCGTCACTCCATCTAAAGAAAACTGGAGATCAGCGTCTGTGGCATTATCAACAAAAATTTGCCTTGCGGGATTAGTAAGAGCTGTCCCCACGCCTGCATAGGTACCACTAATAGAGCCAAAGGCAAGAGACCTTTGTTCTTCCATTGCATATCTAATTGCACTTTTCTTAGCCATACTCTCTTCCTTTTATGATCTTAGTCGGCCATATATTTACCGCTCAGGTACAGATTACCTGATCCCGATGATCCTTTTACCCAAACAGTCTCACCTTTACGGATACCATTAATAAACCCATCAGGAGTCGCAACATTAAGGGTATTACCTGTTTTTAAATAGTTATGATCAGTAGAGCCATCAAAGCTTACAGTAACATCCTGAGTAGAATCATTAACGATATTAATGCTATGACATGCGTTAGGAAGGCCTCCGGCGTTAATAGCTTGATACGTTCCTGATACGGTAGATGAAGCAATCGAGCTTAACTCAATAGATGCAATGCGATTTTTTGTGGCCATACTACTCTCCTTTTAATTACTCTTCTTTTTTGTCTTCTGCTTGAGCCTCTTGCTCACGCTCTTTTTGTTTTTCAAGCGCTTGCTTGTGAAGCTCTTGAATATCTTGCGCTACCAAACCAGCTGCTTCAATTGCATCTTGGTATGGTGCACCTGCTGGCATGTAGAAATAGTATTGGCGTGAGTCTTTCATTACTTCTACTAATACTTGTCCTCGAATATTAATAATCTTTCCTTTGAATTTATGGGTTAAAGGTTATAGATGGGGTTACCATAGCATTCTTTCTACCACATATCACTCTAACTATGAAGGGGCCCGTTAAGGCCCCAACAGAGACAGGAAATGAGGAGTAGAATGAACGCCTAACTAATGGTTGTCCATGTTGAACTACCATTGGTAACCGATGTTAAAATAGAAACGGCATTGGTAGAAGAATTAATCCATAATTGGCTAACCTGAGCTTTGTCAGTAGTTGCCGGAGCTCTATCGCTCACAATTGCACGAGGATACAAGTCAATAAGCTTTCCACGCGAATCATACGCTTGATTTACTTTAACTTTCTTAACAGCCATAAGGCTCTCCTGTTTAAAGATTCTTTAATAACTATGTCGGGTGCTACTCTTGCATAGAAATAGACAAATAACTAGATAAAGATTGACTTTATTTATATAAATATATAACATAGATGATAGGAAGGTGAAATATGAAAGAAAAAAAGAAAAGATTCTTGGTCGATGTGGGTCATGAACTTCATGCTGATGCCAAGAAAGCAGCCGTGGATGCTGGCATAACATTAAGTCAGTATATATTGGGAGCAATACAAATGAGATTAGGAATGGATAAGAGAGAGAAAGGAAATGATAAAGAATTGTGAGATATGCGGGAAAGAATACAAGATCTTTAAGAGTCAAAAAGAAACGAGCCGATTTTGTTCTCGGAGGTGTTTAGCGAATTCAAGAAAAAAACCGCTTATTACAAAAAAATGCAAGGCTTGTAGTAGTGAATTTTCACGAAAAGCTATCAATGGAAAAGATCCTGTATTTTGTTCTAAATATTGCATGGATGAAGGTAGAAAGGTTACAAATACTTGTATTAAGTGTAAGAAAATATTTAAAACTTCGAAAAGCAAAGCCGATAGAAAACATTGTTCTGTGATATGCAATGGATCAGAATTTAAAAGAATAAAAAAGGCATGCTTTTTTTGTTCAAATATCTATTTTGCCAAGTCCACGAAGGTAGATTCAAAGTATTGTTCAAAAGAATGCAAAAATAAAGGGCTCATCCAGCCACCGCTTACATACTATGAAATCCTTACACGATTAAAGAGATCATATGAAAAGATGGTTATAAATAATAGTGAGGGATGTTTGGGGTGGAAAGGATATAAGAATAAAAATGGATATGGATCATTGTGATTTGATAGGAATAAAACTATCCTTGCCCATCGCGCATCTTGGCTGCTAAATAAGGGGCCGATAGAGGATAACTTAATGGTTTTGCACTTATGTCACAACCCAGAATGCTCAAAAATCAGCCATTTATATCTAGGAAATGCAAAGGATAATTTTGAAGATATGATTGATTCTGAGCGTTCACAATGGCATAAAAATCCAGATCGATTAAAAATTATTGAACAAATAAAAGAGATGTTGAGCAAAAAAATATCCAATACTCATATAGCAAAAAAACTGGGAATTAAAGTAGGCGCTGTTAGCTATGTAAAATCACGTTACATGTCGTAAGTTATAAATATAATATGGAGGTCAAAATGGAAAAACACTTTTTATATCAATGCTGGGGATTATGGTGTGAAGATACTGGATGGCATACAGCATTTTCGCTTGTTAAATGGATATGGTTTTTCATTCCCATTTCTTTATTGATAGTCACAGTAACCTTATTAACTCTATTCCAGATAATAGGCTGTTAATCTTAGCGTCCAATTAAGCCGCCAACAGCTTTAATAAGTTGTCCTGGAGCGCCTATAACACTTCCTGCTATCGCCATGAGCTCCGTAGCGAGCTTGGATTGCCCTTTTGGTACTTCTTTTTTCAAATCTTCTTTAAATAAAGAAGCTATTTTATCCATTTTTTTATCAACTCGGCTTTCTACGCGCTCCATTAGATCAAGAGGAGGAATACCTTTATTTTCTTTCATCTCTTTGTCGAGTGCTTTTCGATACTCGAGCTGACCACGGGAAACTTTCTTAAGATTAGCTATAACTCGCTTTCTTCCCTCTGGAGATTGACTCAAGTTTGGCAAAGTCTTCAAAAAACTCTCCAATTCGAAATTACTTATTCTGGAACCGAAGACAGATCGTGCATCTTTGATAAAATTAGCAGTTATTTTCTCAAATTCTTGTGAGCCCGGGTTCATTAGCGCAGGAATATCTAATCCAGAACGTTTTAGGAATTCTGCATATCCTGGCGTATTAAGCTTCCCTTCTTTTTGAAGCTCCTCTAATCGATCGAGATCTTGTAACTTATCTCTAGCTGAACGCGCCTGTTGAATTATTTCTTTACGTTCAGCTTTAGTCTCTTTAAAAGCTTGTGCACGCTCTTTACGCTCTGCTGCACTTAATTTTTCACCCATTTGTTTTTGTTGAAGTCCCAGCTGTGCTAGCTGTACCGCCTGTTGTTGCTTTAAACCTGCTCTTAAAAAGGGTTCTGCTTGTGATTGAACTGCTCCTTCAGGTGCTGCAGCAGAAGCAATATCTGCAGGTAATTCACCCTGAGGAGATCCTGCGGGCTCTTGACCTAATAAACTACCAAGTGCCTGCGCAAATGCTTCTTGTTGAGGTATTTCGAGAGCTTCTTTAAGTGCGAGCTGCTGTAGCTGTTCTGGTAATTGAGCAATACCAGCAGCCTGCTGTTGGGGAATGCCAAGCCCTTGAAGTGCCTGAATACTTTGCTGTCCTTGCATTTGCCTTACTTTATTTTGAGCGAGTCCCTGCAATACAGAACTCAATCCTTGCCCCAGTCCAGTTGACCATGATTCTTGAGGAGCGGTTGTTTGGAATATTGGTACAGCCATTAGAATCCTCCTTGAAGTAACTGAAGGTTGGAATAGCTATTTGGAGCATTAGGAGCGAATGCCTGATTAGCCATACCAAGTCTATTATTAAGTTGCTGCGCCATTGGATTCATCTGAGGCATCATGCCACCCTGCTGCGGTTGCTGTCCTTGACCACCTCCAAACATGCTCATTATTGTCTGTAGAGGGTTGCCCCCTCCACCCATGTAAGTACCAAGAGCAGCACCACCTGCTTGCGCAATCATTGAACCGATCTTACTAGCTGCGCCTTCTTGTGGAGCGTGATATGCATATTGAAAGGTAGGAGAAAGTCCGAGTTGTGCCAGTTGCTGTGCCAGTCCCTGTTGCCGTTGGCCATATTGAGCCTGTTGCGCTGCTAAACTTGACTGAAGATCTGCTCCCGCTGATCCTAATTGAGACGCAAAAGCTCCTGATGTAGGTCTATTTTCACCCATAGAAGCAAATCGTTCAGCAATACCAGGAACAGTTTGTTGATTAAATCTACGAGTAGCATCTTGTGCAATTGGCTCAAACCCCTGTGTAGGATTTTGAAGCTGCCCAAGCGCTTGTTGAAGCATACTCATAATAGCTTGTTCTTGTGGCTGACTCACGCTCTGTAATTTTTCAAACTTACCAGGCTGACTAAAAAATGGCATAACTCTCTCCTTAAAATTTTAAATACCGTAGCACAATGTCTACTTTATCAAAAGTAACACCGCTCTGGTTATCAATTATCACATTAGTCGCGTCTGCACGTGCTGATATGTACGTTGCCCCGGAGAAGTTAAGAGGATAATACGCACGACTTACGGTATTGGTTGCTCCTCCATAAAGGTCTACAATCTTCCACCCGGTGTAGATAGAAGAAGTTGAAGCAGCAGGAGAAAGGCCATGTGCAAAGTTAGTAGTTCCAGCCTGAAGCACATCTGCTTCAGCAGGATTCGCCCATGGATCAGAAGACTCTCTAAGTACTTTCCAGTATTCTTGTACTTGGTTTTCTGGATCAGTACTCAGCAAATTGCCCCATAAGTTTCCATTGAGAAACTCTTCCTCAAAATAAAGGCCGCTTTCTTTCTTATTGAGCGCTAGATTGACCCTATTAACTACTTCTCCAAGTCGAACAATGAGATCCTTAAACTCTTCGCTGTTCTTGCTAGAGGATCTCAGCTCGCTTAAAATTGCGAGTATCTCGGTAGTAGGGACAAATAAACCAGTATTTATTCGCTCGTTTACACCTGCCATTATTGCAACCTATTTGAAGTAGGGTCAGCATGAAGTATCATGGCATGAAGCTCGAAGTCTTGAAGCGCTGGCCCTGAAAGATTTCCATCATCGTCTTCATCTATCTGTGTCATCTGCGCTGGTGTCATTTTTATCTGAAACTGAATAGACTCGCCGTCAGCATCAAAGTAGACCGGTCGCCATAAGCGAGCAGAGGTAGCTTCGTATGGAAAGTCACTATAAGCATAGGTCTCAAGAGCACCCGTACCAAGTTCTGATGATGAGCCTCGAATAGGGGTTACTGAACTAGATACAAAGTAATCAACCGTAGTCTCTCCAGATGCAGTTTTATCTACAAAGAAACTGATCTTATTGATAGATACGTTTCTTCCCTGCTGTGCATACGGATTATATTGCTTAGTAAGTATATCTACGTTGCTCACCCGAGACATATATCCACCACCCGTGTATGTACCGCTCAGATCGTCGTTATTATCATTCTCAAAGGTAAAGGTGAACGAATTTGGTGTTGCCTCATTTAGAGGATCTGAATCAACCTGGAATATGTACCCATTTAAAAGATCTGCTAAATTAGCGCCAATATCTTTATTATTAACACCTTGAATCCTAATAAAATCTCCAAGGCGAAGATTATGATTATAGGAGGTTACAGTTACTACATTTGATGAAACCGAGAGATTAGTAATCTGTAGCGCGGGTGCATTTACATTTACATTTTGATCAACGATAAAGGTATAGCCCTGCTGATTTCCTGCTACTGCAAATCGATAGTATGCTTGGTTTGAAGCTCCAGCACCCCATGTTTCATCGCTATCCCAGGTTACTGTAGTTGAGTCCCAGGTAACACCAACCGCAGCAGCAGTGGTTGGCTGATAAAATCCAAATGCAGTAATAGAGTCGTCATTTATACCCCATGTCCCCGTAGCATAGTTATAAACCAGAACTTTATTTGGGTATGGGAAGCTTGAATCCGCTTGATCGGGATAAGCCCAATAGACCATCTCTACTCGATAATCCCGTACGCCAGCTACGCGCTCAGTTCCGTCATTGTCATTATGTATCTCAAATATCTCATCAGGTATCTTGCTATCTATACGCTCTACACTCGATCCATTACAAGCATGAATACCCACGTTTCCAATACCAAGAGCTATTTTATCAAAGGGAACTACAGAACGGGTGCTCTCTACTCCAAGCTCAGTATTAATTTTTTGCCAAGTAAATGGAGCAACTTGGTTACCAGTATACGCAAGCTCCCAGGTAGAACGCTCAAAGAATACAATGAGGCGGTCTCGAATAAACTCTGCCGATATGATTGATTCCTGCGTAGAAGCATCAATGAAATTGCCATTCCCGGCAATATCCTGCCTCCATATATTGGTAGCAAGAGGAGATCCATACCCAGAATAACGCGCTCTTAATGGAAATGCGGTTCCACCTTCTGTGGTATTAAGCGCAATGAGACGTCCTTTAAATACCATCAATAAGCGTGCTGTTTGAATAGTTGTTCCGCCACTATTAACCTGTGGAGCAAATGCTGTCCAGGTAGTGCCATCCGTATACTTGAGTCCATCACTACTGTTATTATTGGTAACAAAGAGAACAACGTCTTCTACGTTGGTTCCTTGCCAATTTGCACCCCAGAAGAACTCTGAATTTGAACCTGTCCACGTGTTTGATCCTGCACTAATCCAATCCCACCCCGTACCTGCGGTATATTTATAGGAATAGTTTTGATCAAACGCAATAATAGTCTCTTGGTTAACATTTCTAGTTTCAAGAGTAAGGAGTCCCATAACCGGTAAAGAAGGATACCAATAAACTGTGCTAGGATTAGGAGCGCCAGTAAATGTAATAGTTTGAGTAGCCAACGTGGTATCGATTGCCGCTGTTATAGTTCCACTGGTAGTAAGGGTAGCTTGCGCGGCTCCTGTAGTCGTAACGGTAAAGACATCGTCACCAATAGAAAATATCTGCCCAGCTGCCATTTGAAAACCATTAGCAGCGGTTCCAGGCAAGGATACTGTTGAGGGAGAAGCCCCAGTGGTACCTATATTAATTCTCAATCGTGATTGCAGCTGAGTATCTCCAAACCATCGAGATCCAAATCGTTTTTTAACACGGCCACGAAATATATATGCATTGTTAAGGCGCGCAAATGCATTGTCAGGAATGAGATAGGGCTTTACCGACTTATCTAAACCTGAACTAGAATCAAATGGGCCGATGTAAAAACGATCTCTAGCCATCTAATCTCCTATTGCAAACCACGTAAATGGAGCGTTCTGTGGATCACCACCAAGAGCTTGAATCCTAAGAGTTCTGATTGTTAACCCTGTAGTGCTATATGCATCAACCCGGGCAACTCGTTGATTACCAGGAGATCCAGGAGCACTTGTAGTCGCTGCTGTTGCTTGAACAGAATAGATATTATTAAAATTATTAAGACTGACGCCAGCAAATGTAAAAGTGAGAACTCCTGTAGAGGTTGCACCCGTTGTCCCACTTCCCCATTTCAATTTTACTCCCGATGGCAATGTACACTCACCTGCCGATGCACCTGTTATGGAGCTTGTGATGTCTATCTCAGAGTCAGATCCAGTCTTAATAAAAAGCTCAGGTGAGCCACTTACATCTTTGGTATAAACTCCTGCCTCAGTAGCTCCAACAGTAGGAGTAGATCCTTGCTGAGTCAAAGTTACTTTCTTATGCTTTCCGGCATTTCCAGAAACGGTTGGAGTAGTTAATGCTTCATGGTCTACCGAGAACCCTGCATCAATACCTAAAAAGTTATTATTAATCGGGCTACGCGTGGCGTTTAGCGTTTGCCCTGATTTTGGTACATCATTTAAAGCCACTCTCTCTCCTTAGAAATTATTACCCCACCAGTTCCATCCTGAACCTTCAAGCTGAGAAGTATATATGGTGGCTGTTCGTTCTTTTGTTTGATTCACGATAGTTCTTCGCAGCGCGAGGTTTTCTTGATTTTTAAGCTCTGGCATGATCATTTGCACTGATTCCATATCCATACGGTCTTCAAACACCTTCTTTGAGGCCAGATAAGCTATATACTGCCACCACTGCTCAAGCTCTGGAGTATCCGATGACTCAAGAAGCTCTGTTGCTCTGCGATACGCATCAACCTCTACGCGATATACCCCATCTGGTACGGGACGCATATAGAATATATTCTGAAAATAAAGCACCGCTGTAGGTCTTCCTACTACTGTTGATACATAATTAGCATTTACGTTTTCACCAGAAGCTGGCGTATCAGGCATTGTGATAGAATAGACACCAGTTTCGTAGTTAATTGTACCAACAGACGTGTTTCCATCGGGTGTAGATAATGTACCGGTAGGAATAGGCACCCCTTGACCATTGGTATCAACAAGATCCCTAATAATGATAGGAGTTCCTGAACTATTTACCGAAGTAAATGAAAGCTGGTTGGGCAATACCGGTATATTAGTCAGTGTTCCTGAAAATACGGTAGTTGTCCCGGTTCCAATAGCCTCTGTATACGTGATCTTTGGATAGAGATTATAGAACTGTTGTCTATTTTGAGAGAGAAACTGCTCATATCCATCAACATATACCGGCTTATCAATACTGTAGTACTTATTTACAAAGTTATAGAGTGGGTGCGTTGAACTTACCGTATTGGTTTCATAAAAATCTATGTATGGGGTGGTATAGAAAGTAAGTGTAGTCTTGAGGGCCTGAAGTTTCATGTGCTCAGGAAGATCATACTGAACTGAGGTATTCACATACTCATCTATTTGATCATTAGTGATCTGTGCATTAGACGGAGACCGAGTCAATCGGCGTACTTTAGTCCGAATAGCGCTTAGACTGGAGTCTGCCATGTTCTCTTCCTTTTTTTAGTGGGTGCTGGGAAAGCAGATTAAAGAAGGAAAACCAGCACCCAAACATGCATCAACGATGCTATCCTAGCATTATCGAACGCGGGATGGAAGGGTATTTTCAGTAGCACCATAAAAAGTACTATTTACCTCTCCAACCGGTATTACTTGAGCAACTCTTCCGTTACTTGGATCACTAAATGAATCAAACTTAGTCGTATCAATATTGATAGTAAAAGTATCATCACCCGTAACTGTTACCTCACCAACAAGCTCATCTGCCTGCGTCATACCAAACCCTACTGGGATAATGAGGCGTACAATATCCCCAGTAAAATAATCGTGATCAAACGTGGTAGTAACAGCAGCTGGATTAGCGTTAGTGATTGCACTAATGATTCGCCGTGCCGGTTGAAAGATCGGGTCTTCAATTGCAGCAGCCATATCATTCCTAAACGGTTTGTACTTTAATGATCTCTTTATCTACGCCCATAAGAGCTTCATCAGCGATGAAATCTAGAGGCTCAAAAGAACAGCGTTTCACCATACGCTGAACGCGCATAGTCTGCCCTTCATCAATGTTTGATCCACCAACAAACTCTTCACCTGGAATGTGCTCATACTGAGGATACGCTACATCTTTATTTAAATGACGCGCTACAGAAAGTGGAACCGTGTAGATACCACCATCAACAAATGAATACTTGATAGGCTTGTCGCCTTTGTGTTTTACGAAATTAAATTCAAGCACCCCACCTGGAAGCTCTTGATAAACGAATTTACCCTTCACCATGCGGGCATCTTGTTCTCTAAGGTATTTAGCTGAAGGCTTACGTGGCTTAGTCGATATTTGTGTCATAATACTCCTTTAGTAAAGGGTGCCCCAAAAGGCACCCATAGCTTCATCATTACTCGTTATTTACGCTGAACGCTTTCCACGCTCTCCACTCAATAACGTCGCTTGTGTTACCAGCTGGGCTTGAGTTCCCTGCAATAAGATCTACACCGATGATGCTTTGGTTTTCAGTAGCATCAGCAAGATCATCTACAGAGTTACTTAAAGCCACCCCTGTATCCATACCAACAGGGATAACAAGAGCTGGGCTAAACGGAGCAGCAGCTGGAAGTGGGAATGCAAACGCAGTAAATGCACTTGAATCCACATCCAACGTCAATGTGCTTGCCGTTGTAGCAGTAATAGTTGCTTGCAATCCATCCATTTCTACCATGCCGTACGCAGCTGGCACTTGCAGACGCACCTCTTGACCAACAGTTAGACCGTGATCAACAGTGCATGTTACAACCGCGCTTGATGCTTGCGTAATGTTCGCAGCAAAACGACGACGTGGATAAAAAATAGGATCGTATTTCACTTTACGGAAGAAACCAGCCCCACCCGATCGTGACTGGGAAAC